CCGGACACCACACTGGCTGTCCTGCCATTTCCTTCAATTCCTCGATTGTCAATGGTTTCTGCTCCATCATCGCTCCTCCCATTCTTCACAATCCTTGCCGTCATCGTATGCCGTTTCTATTGCAAAGCCTTCTGCACTCTCATTGAAACATTGAAACTCTCCACAGCATTTTTTGTGCCAGTAACAGGTGCCGCAGCGCTTATTCTCATTGTCCATCCTGTATCCCTCCTTCCCAGTTCCACAGTCCTTGCTTTCCCTTTGCCGGAATTGGCTTATTGAATAATATTGCATCTGCCATTACCCATGCGTATCTGCCGATGGTATAATCTCCGAATGCTAACTCTGCCGGATTCTCTCTTTGCAGTTTTCTTCGATAGGCTTCATCGATCTGGAAACAATCCACGAGATTTGCTTTCCCGATGATTGCTCCTGTCGGTAGTTTATTTACTACACCTGCGTCCTGGAAGTGCTTCAATTCTTCCATCGGGATATGTAGCAGGATTCCACTGTGATCTGTTTTGGCTGCGTGGATGAGGATTTCTCCACGATAGCTTGTTTTCCATGACCGTGTTTCGTTATGTTTCTGCCCAGTCGCCAATAGCGTTGCCCATGGTTGCCATACTGTTATTGCTTTCACGATTCTTTCACTTCCTTCTTCTGCATTCTTCTGTAATATGCCTTGATAATCTGTCTATATCTGCGCTTTGGCTTTTTGAGGATTATGATGTTGAGGTGTTCGTCAGACACCGCCACATCATTGACTGGCTTTATTTTTACTCTCATCTTCCGCTCACTCCCTTCTTTAAGGCGCACATAGTGCAGAGTCCTTTTGCTCCCTGCGCCTTGGCTACTTCTGCCAGTGGCAGTTCCCAACACTGTGCACCGCACTCCGGGCACTTGGTCAGCTTCCAGTCCTTGCGTCCTGTCGGCACATTTACCTTCAGCGGCATACAGTAATATCCGCCACGGTCAGTTGCTTTTCTCGGTTCGATTGCTACTCTCATTCTGTTTGCTCCCTTGCTATTTTTGTGTCAGTTCCGGCAGCAGGATTTCTGCTACTTCCTTTTCCGAAGTGACTACCCATGCTCTGCCACCTGCTCTGCGGATCTGCTTTATCGTCTGCTCCTGCATCTTACTCAGCACCCCAATAAATGGCCGCTTGACCTCGAATCCGTAATACCTGCCATTGATGATGCAGGTAATGTCTGGGATTCCCTGTCTGGAGTACGGGCCGGCTGCTTCTTTCCATGCGATGGCATTTGGTGCGTTATCCTTTATCCAGTCGAGGATTTTCTTCTGGAAGTAGCTTTCCTTTGGCATCTTCTCCCGGATGAATTTGTCGGCTGCTTCTCTGGTGTTTATACCCTTGTTATGCTTTATGGTGTAGTCCTGCAGTTCCTCGTAGGTTCTGAAGGAGGTATAATCCAGTTTTCCGCCACGCATTACATGGCGGATTGCTTCCTCTGCTGTTGGGTCTGGATACCCTTCTGCGTTCTTTGCTGTCATCGTCTGCCTCCTTAAAATCTGGCGGACACTCTCCCTGTGATGTGGAGTTTTCCGTCTTTCTCTATGGCATTGAAGTACATCTTTCCTTTTGCGACTTCCTCTGCGAGGTCGCCTGCCATCGTGACGGCTCGTACATATTTGCCTGTCTTATCAGTAATCAGTGCTGCTTCTTTTCCGTGTTCCGGTTTCGGTATTACTTTGATGATCATGTCTTTCCATCTCCTTTTCGATTTCATCTTTGTGCTCCAGATAAACTCCGCACTCAGTGCAAGGCTTATCCGGTTCTTTGCATTTATCCGAAATGATGATACAGAACCATGGCAGGCTTTTCTTCTTTTCTTTTTTCGCCCTGGCTCTCTCCCTCATTTTGGATAACAGCTCCATCATGCTCATACTGGTGTCGCCTCCTCAAATACCGGGGCGGTTGCCTCCTGCAAGGTCGGCTGATCTGCGTATTCCGCTGATCCATTGTCTGCGTATGCCAGTTTGTTTCCCTCGTTGGCTTCCATGAAGTGGCTT